AACCATGTGCTGAGTGTCCATTTTTTTCGGTTACCTTCACTACTTGGAGTTCTTGATAAATAAGCACTGTCATCATCGTTAAACCTAATTGATTGACTTATTGTGTATCCAGATGCACTTTGACTATTACTTGGAATTATTAAAGGCATTTAGAAGTCCTCCAGCTTTGGAAACTCCCCTAAAGGTCTTGTCATTACAGGTTTAGATTCTGTACCTGTATTTGTGTAAGTGTATAAAGTTTCTAAAACTCTTACATCTTTTGTTGCTTTTATTCTTGTGACCATATCGTTTGATTTTGCTCGTACTGCAGTTCTAAATTTAGAAACATTATCTGGCACAGAATAATCAGACACTTCGCTAGCTTTGATTGCCATCCAATCTGTATCTTTAAGAATAGTATAAGCTTGGTTGTTTACTTCATTAACTTTTTTAGTTTTTAATCCCTCAACAGTCACACCATCAACTGTTTTATCTTCCATCTCATGGTCTTCTGCTGTCTTCCAAACTTTTTTTACCACTTTGTTTGTTGCATCAAACTGAAAAGACTCACTTCTGTTTTTATAAAATGTTGGATCTTTGTAATTTGAGTTATCAGTCTGTACAGGGTAAAGACCTATGGCTGCTTTTTCTTCAGCACTCCAACTAGAAAAAATATTTGCAGGATGTTTTATATCGTTATGCTCAAATGCTTGAGCACCATTAAAAATTTTAATAACCTGATTTGCTTTTACTAACGCCCACATAATTTCTCCTAACTCAATGTCAATGCAAGGTTTCTACCAACCTCAATAAATTTTGATCCATTATAATAAAACACAAAAAAATCACCTAACGCAGCAGTTGTTGTTAACGTGGGAGCTGTGTCTGATGCAAATTCATAATTAGATGCAAACGATAAAGTCCTCGATCCAGTACCATCTTGAACTATCAAGAGGCTTACAAACTGCCCTGTAACACCATTAGTTGCATTATTCAATGTTCTATTACCACCTAATGTAACTTTAGCAACTGGCTTTGCTTGTACATCCCAATCGATGTTTGTACCATCTGTAAGTGTTTGTTCAGGAATATAAGCTGCATCATTAAATTTAAATCGTCCTGCACCTTTTGCTGTAAAAGCTAAACCAACATTTGTATCACCACCTGTAACCGCAAGTCCTACATCATTACCCGTAGCTGCATTTGTTATCTCTAGCTCATTTACTGCACTGGTTGTTTGTTGAAAAATTATTTGCTCGTTGCCATTTGCATCAGCAATAAAACCAGCATCAGCAATTCTAGGTTTAGTCAATGTTACAGCACTGACAGTGCCTCCTGCAATTGTAGCTGAATTAACAATACTACCAGTTGTAGTTGCTCCATTAATAGTTGGAGTTGTTAGTGTTTTGTTTGTAAGTGTGTCTGTTGAAGATGTATTAATTATGCCTGTATCAACAACGTTGGTGCCATCAGCAAATAACACTCTAACTGATTTATCAGCAGCAACAAAGGTATATCCTGTGCCACTAGCTGTTTTAAATTGAACTGTAAAAGAACCAGTGGTTCCATTTGAAACGATATAAACTTTTTCCATACTATCAGGTACAGTAACGATTCTATTTCCTGTAATTGTTCCTGTTAATTTAACAACCATATTTCGTGCGTTAGAGGCTGCACCATCAGACATAGTTAATGCAGTTGTTCCTGCACCACCAGCAATCGATACCTCTTCATAGCCACCAACTGCTTGTTCTACTAATTGTAAATTGGTATTTGTTTTATCACCCCAAGTGCCAGCGTTTTCGCCAGTCGCCTGTAATTCTAATTTTAAACTTGTTGAATATGTTGAAGCCATACTATTCCTTTATGTTAGTTCACATTATAAATCATTTATGCAGCTCTATCAACCTCTGTCCATGTAACAGATGTACCCACATCAACCTCTGCCCAATTTATTAAATTAATAGAACCAAGAGAAGCTGTAATATCAAATCCTGTAATAGCCATTTCAACATTAGCAAATGTGGTAACAGAACCCATAGCTGTTGTTAAGGCAACTCCACTTGGTGATTCAATACTATCGTTAAAAAAGTTTATTGAACCTAAAGTCATTGTGGAACTTAGTCCACTTGGTTCAGCCACAAAATCTGTAAAACCTACTGCTGTCCCTAAAGATGAAGTAAGAGCTATGCCCGTTGCTTCACCAACAGTTGTTTGAGTAAACCCACCTAAATTTGTTGTAAGAGCAAAACCTGTTAACGATACAATCTGGTCACCTTGCTGACCCCAAAGACCTTCACCCCAGGTTAGCTGTCCCCATCCATTGGACATACTCTACTCTATGTAACTCTTAAAATAGCTGCACTTGCAGTAAAAGCAGGAAACTGAATTGTAAAAGTACCTGACGTTGCTGTTTTATCACCACCAAAATCTAGTACACAAACAGCAGGGTCACCTGATGCTGTGTCATTATAAATTAAAGCACCTCTTGCAGTTAAAGTCACTCCCGTAAACGATCTATCTGCAAAATCAACGATAGCAGTATTAGTTGATAATGATGTCCCACCATTTACAAGAGCACCACCACCACTTGTATATTGACCTGAATTAGATACTTGTGCATCGGTTGTAAAACTTGTCGTAGATTTACCTAAAACAGCACTATTTGTATACAGTGATAATTTAAATGAATTACCACCACTTTGTTTAAAATTATGTGTTCCTTCAAAAAGTTCCTTTTTAAAAGAATTACAAATTACACTAGTTGTTATTGCCATAATATCTCCATGTTTTAAGGCGAGGGTGATGGAATTTGTACTCTTGGCACTCCTTCTTCATACTGCCCTCTTCTTCTTTGTCCCATTTGTTGTAATCCAAATGCTTGAACTTCTTCATTATACTTGTCTAAATACAATTTGTACATATCCATCGGTCCTTTTAAATAAGAAAAACATTCACTTAAAACACCATGTAATAATAATGCGTCCTGATAAGTTGACAAAAAAGTATTGTTTGTTGAAGTAAAATGAGGAGGATCAATAATATAATTAATTTGAATTGTAAAAGCAGCATTTGGGATAGGTGCAATTGCAATATTCTGATCATCCCAATTTGCATAATATTTAGGCACACCTGTGGCATCCGCTCCGTTATACTCGGATATAAAACTTGTATCTCTTTTTTCTAAAAAATCTCTGACACCAGAGTTGGTTATTTGCACAGATCTTAGATAAATTAAATCAGAGGGCATACTCAAATATCTTTGTGATGCGATAGTTGAAGTCGTGGCATATTTTCTTAAATCGTCATAATCAACCTTTCCAGCGATGTCTAATTCAACATTTCTAATAAATTGATCTATTAAAGTATCTGATAATACATTACTATCAACTTCTGTGTAGTTTCTCACTTGTGTCAAAAAATTTGCATGTGTTATTGCCATAATCTATGCCTCAGTGTTTATTGTCCACCCCATAGCAGAATGGTTTGTACAATAATAATATAATGTAGGAGCACCAACTGCAACAGTGATTTGTGTGTAAGCTCCACTTTGTCCTGCAACTCCATTTGTTACAACTCCTACTGTATATTCAGTACCACCTCCATGTGTGCCATTTGGTGTAGCACTTATCCTTAGAGGGTGTCCGTCATTTGATGAGTCGCTTTGATCAAAACGATAAGTTTTTCCTTCTTCAAAAGTTAATGTTACATCAGCAGTTGCAGTAGATCCATCTATAGCAAATTTGTTAGTTGATCCTACATTATGATAAGGATGATTTGAAGGATTACCTCCAACCACAGTAACAGCAAAAGTTTGAGTTATAACAAGGGCATCGACAGTAACATTACCGATCACAGCAGTTAATTCTCTTTTCCTATTTTCAGCAGATCCATCATCAGGCACCATACTACCATATTGAGGGTTTGCATCTGTGCTTGTTTGTGAAATAGATCCGTCTGTGCGAAAAGCAAAATCACCTGGCAAAGTTAAATTAACAACTGCTTGACCACCTCCTCCTGAATCAGCTATGGTTTGATCTGCCGTGGAATCATTAATAAAAGGTTGTATAGGTTGTTGAAATTTTTGACTCTTAGCATTTGCTAAAGCAATAGGGTCAGCAGTAATATGCTTTCTTCTTATTTGTGGATGTTTACCTTCATATTCTGATTTATGAACAAGAGAGCCGTTCCATTCTCTTACCATCTCATTATAAGGAAAAGCCATACCAGAACGATCCGAAATTGCTTTTGCGTATTTACCTCTTGCGTATGCCATTAATATACTCCTGTAAATCTTTTACCACGAATAGCTGCTTTACCACCCTTACTCATTTTTACAGCTCCTCCTTTTTTTGCAGTTCCAAAAGGTGTTCCAAATGAAGCATATGGATTTACAAAAGGTTTTGGTTGCGTTGTAGGTGTGTTACCAAACCCCATACTCGCATAAATATTTTGAGCATTTACTCGAGGAGATGAGGCTTGATTCATTTGATTAAAAAATCTGTTTTCATGTCTTGTTTGCAATCTCTTAATTTCTCTAAATTTTTTGTCATAATCAGCATCACCTGCTCTTTGAGGACGTGTAGTAGTTTCGGTTATTTTTTTTGTTCCTTGCTGAACATACCTTACTCCACTTGGACTAATATAATCTGCACCTCTTCCCCCTATAACACCACCAGTGGCAGGTCTAAATTTGGAGCCTTCTGGTAATTTTGTTGTAGTTCTAGCCACACCAGGTCTACTTCCTGGTAAGCCCTGATCACGAGAGCGTCCCTCGTAATAACTATATACAGGCACTGTTTTTTGTCGGGATTCAGTCAGTGTTAAACCCGATAAATCTTTTTCTGCTTGTGCTATCTCTTTTGATAAATCTCTATAATATCCAGTGGTCGCTGGAGGTTTAGTTTTATCAACTGAGTAATAGGTATAAGTTGGTTTAAACCTCTGTCCCAAACTGCTTTTTACTTGTTTAAATTGTGCGTCTGTAGGTTTGGAATATTCTTTTTCAATTGATTTTATATAAGCATCTCTTTGATTCGCAGGCATATTCATTGTGGCAGCGTATTGAATATTAGCTCTTTTATCAAAAGTCTCCTGTTCACCACCACTTAATCTATCTCTATAATTTTTAATGGTTTTAAACAATTCGGGCTTAGACTCCTCTAAAGCTGACAGATAACCTCCTGCAGCTTTTTTATATAACTTCATACCTTTCATTAAAAAACACCTTTAAATTTATTACCTCTTATTGCAATTCCTCCTGTTTTGGCTAACCCTAATTCTTTGTAAATATCTTTAGCAACAGTCGGTTTACTCTTTCTTGTTGCTGCTACTTGATAAACAGGTCTATATTTTCCTTCTAAACTTTTATTAATATCGCTAAATGTTTCTTTTGTTGGCGATGAATATTTAGTTGTCATCTCAGATACAAACGCTTTTTGTTGTTCTTCTGGCATATTTCTGTAAGCTGCAATTTGTTGTCCTGCTCTTCTCTTAAAAGTATCTTGTTTTGTTGGATCTTTAATATTAGATAACATCGCACTATAAGACTGAGCTAATACTGGACTTACACTTTTTATAAATTCTAAGTTTGCATCTCCGCCTTTTTTTAATCTTAATCCTTTCATTTTTTTCTCCTTATAAACCTGTTGGATAATATGATTGTGGTGTAATATATACTGATGTTCTTTGTCCATCTTCTACAAGAGCTCTTTGTAATTCATCTTCATAAATAAGTTTGTTTTGTTGAACCACTTGTGGATTATACTTCATAGATAAATAGTAAGATAGACCAGCAACCATACAAGGAATAAATCTAAATACTACATCAGCAGTGTTGGTGTAAGCTCCAGCGTCTTCAATTCTTTTTAAATAGTAATATTTTAAATATGTATATGTTGAAGCATCGGGTGTTTGATATAAAGTAATTTGTGGAATGGTTTGTCGGTCAACATAATATTGTGAGGGTTGTCCTGTTGAACCTTTATTAGGTAGAGCAGCATATTCACTTCTACTAATCTTTGTTAAAGATACATCATTAGTTGCAGAAGTCGTTCCTGTTGTGGTGCTAATATACGCCTCTAGAATGTCGTTTGCATTTGTTGGTGCTGTGTAAGTGGCTGTCCCGTTTGTCAGTAGTTGTTCTTTTAGTTCTACTTTCCACAAGTGTACTCCTCGGTTTCCCCATTCGCTGAAAAGAATATTTAAACTTCTTCTTGCAGATTTTAAATCATACCCACTGTTTGTGCGTTTACCACATCTTTCATAGGCTTCTTGAATGATATCATCGATGTTGAGATCAAAAGTAGTTGAATCTGAAGTTGCCATAAATCACCTTAACTTCTATGAATTTTAGTTGGATCTTTTACACCTTGAATTGCTAAACCACCAAACTTCTTTTTTTTTATCTGATTACTCATAGCTGTTTCAATAGCTCTTCCTCTTTTTTCTTCATAGCTCGTAAGAACCCCATCTCCATCAAGGTCAGCTTTATCTGGATTTTTAAGTGAATTTTTCATAATTAAAGTATATCCTTATAATAGTTCTTTGCAAACCCTCCCTTTGCAAAATCAAAACTACCTTCAATACTTAGTTGCCTTGAAATTTTTCCTGTCTTATTATCTTTAGCAATCTGCCCTCGTACTCTACCATATTTTCCTCCAATTTTACCAACAACTCCTTTAGATTGTTTTTTGTCTTCATAAAAAGGTGTTTTAACATCCGTATATTCTTTAAATAGTTCAACAGAAACATCAGGTAATTTTTTATTTTTTGTTTTAAGTTCAACAGCAGGTCGTTTAAAACTTTGCTTTACATCTCCTAAATTAACTTCACTAAAATCAAATTTAGGTTTTAAAGAGAATTTTTTTCTTGGTTTAACTATAAATTTACCATTATCTGCAAAAGTTTTTACATTAGTAGGTTTACCACCCACTCCTTGAGCTTTTGCTCTTTTTCTTTTTACTGCACTTCTTCTTTGTGATTCAGACATTCTTCGTGCTTTTGCTAAAGGAACACATTTTGGATATTTTCTTTTTTTATCAGCTTTTAATTTACTACGACCACATTTGGCAAATGTTCCGTCTGCTTTCTTTGAACCAATATCAACCCAATTTTGTGAGAACCACTTTTTTAATCCCATTACATTAAATCTTTATAATAGTTAGACGCAGAGGGGTTTGTTATTGTATCACCATCAACATCAACGCTTACTGGCGAACCCATAACAGCATGACCCCCAACATTAAATTCATAATTTGTTTCAGCAAAAATTCCTTTTTTAGCAGGTTTAGGTCCTTTAAAATCTTTTCGTTTTACACCACTTGGGTCTTTAATTTTACCTGCACAGATTTTTGATGCATAGGCATTTGCATAAGCACTTGGATAGACCTTAAATTTAGCTTTAGCTGCTTTTTTTCCTCTTTCACATAATTTGGTCATTTGAAACTCCTTATAATATCAATTTTATGTTCATTACTTGATACAATATCTACTTGTTTATCTATTTCATCTATTATATTAGGATGTTCACCTATTCCAACAGCGTTTTCTAGATAAATTTTTATGGTTGCATTTGCCTTTTCAATATTTGCTTCATAAACTTTTACCAAAGCATTTATTATATCATCTTTCATTATGTTATCACTTTTTTTTTATTCTTTCTAGTCTTTGCAAACTTACGTTTTTGCAGACTATTGGTGATTTGTTTTTTCATTTGCGATCTTGTTATTGCCATGGTATATACCTCGTCTTTCCTTTTGCATCTTTATAAGCTTTTAAAAACTGTTTGCGACAATTGTCCGTGTATGAAACATGAACCCAGCCACTTTGTGGATCTGATGGTTTGTAAAACTCAAGAATTAATTGATCATATTTAATATTATTATTTATCCAACTTGCAAGAATTTTATTATCTAAACCAAATATTTCAATATCTGCTGCTTCACCTTTACAATGTTGAGATTTACTTGAAGAACCTATAGCCTCACTCAGACGAGCTGACCTAAATCCTGATGATATAAATACTGGCTTTTCAAATTTATTACGAATTGGCTGAAGAACATTTTCACAAAGTTTAGTCAAAGCTAAAACTTGCATTTGATTTGGTTTATTTTCAAAACCTAACCTTGTTGCTGTTTGTGACTTTGTTAGTTCTGCTAAAGAAAAGTTTTTTGTTAAATTCATATAACTTATTGATTGGATAAGAAATTATTGTCCAAACACCCCATATTGAAAAAAAAAATATAAAACCTATGAATAAAATTAAGGTTATTAAAGCATCCAGGATATAAGTAGTAAACCACATAACACAATCACTATAAGATCTTTATTAGTAACATACAAGTCTTTTATCATATCTTTGTAAATTTTGATTTTTTCTAACATTTCCATCTCCTTCTTGCCTGACAAATTCTTTTGTTTGGCGTTTTTTTACAATTAATATTATGCATTTTAGCCTGTCCTGCACTTCGTGCACAAAAAGACTTTCTGCGTTTAGCATCTTTACTGCCTTTTTTTACTTTACCAGTAACAGCCGTTTGTAGCTTTGAACCAGGATTTTTACGCCTGTAAGCTCTGACACCAGCTTCAGTCATTCCCGCACCAGATTTTGTTGGTCTAAAATTTTTTTTATTGCGAGAAGGCATGCCTCCCTCTTTTAGACCAAACAAATCCAAGTCTTCGTAATAACTATCCATTATCGGTGTCGGCAGTTATTGGTGTAACAAAAACAGTCACAGAGGTTACATTTGAAATTGTCAAATGCATGTCTGTTTTGAACAAAATACCATCTAAAGGTATGTCCACTTGATATTGATCAGCAGCACTACTAGCTGGAGTTGTGATTACAAGTTTTTGTGTACCACTTGCTCCTCCATCTTTAAACGTTAGAGTTCCTGCACTTGCATGACCAACATAGTAAATGGACAATAATCTAGTTCTACCAGACTGAATTGTGCCTGTCGATGTTAATGTTTTTGCACCTACATCAGAGTTCATGATTTACTCCTATCTGTCTGACGCAGCAAACATATAATCAATTGACGTAACTTTAGTGCCAGTAGCGTTACCTGATAAAGACATTGCTGCTATCGTTAAAATTTCATCACTTGGAATATTATCTGTGTGTGTTGCAACTAATTTTCTGTTTACAAAAAAATCAACTTTACCTGTGCTTTGACAACGAATACTTAATGTAACATCTGTATCGTTTTCCATGTCAATGCCAGAATCTGTTGATGTTTCTGTACCATCCTTTTCTGTTTTACAAAGAATTGATGCATCACCATCGTCTTTTTGAAATACAATTCTGTCCGTTGCTGTAAGCATAGCTTCAGGATTGGTTGCAAAATTAATAGTAAAACCAAAACATAGATCGGTGTCAGTTACATCAGATGTTCTAACTTTAGTTTCAAACCAAAGATCTTTGTTAGCTTGTACTTGAAAGATTTCATTTTTCTGAATCGAAGCACCATCGTTATCTGTAGTTGCTGTTGAATTAAGATTGACTAAACCATTAAGTTGGTCTGCTGCAATAGCTACAGATGCACCTGAGTCTTTTACGACAGTCCATCTGTGACCTGTATTAGAATCAAATCCAATTCTATCAAAGTCATCGAAATAAACTACATAATCTGGGTTTTTATCAATCGGTAAGTTTTCAAACCATTTCTTTTCGTTATTTTTTCCTGCGAAAAGAATAGGTCCTGTAAAATGTACTCCTGCCATTTTTTCTCCTAGTTAAAAGATATAGTCCTCTAGGGTGTCTGCCAAGCCAGTCTATATCTAGTTTATATTGTCTTGGTTATTTAATTGTACTCTTAATAAAAAAAAAGTAAATATTGTGTTGACATCACATCTAAAATATGTATAAATAAGATAATAAGGAGAAAAAAATATGGAGAAAACAAAATATTACATTAGCACAGGTGATCAAACAAAGATGTTTACACTTTGCTATGATGCATTTGTTTGGAGTAGCCACTCAAAAACAATGGTAGAGAAAACTTTTTATATTAGAAATTTGTCAACTGATTGGGAAACAGCAGTAGCTAATGCAAAGTCTTGGATTGGTGAAGATGGTGTTCTTATGAATGAAGATAAAGCATTTGACCTTAACAAGATTATCAGAAATGGTAGAATTTGGAAACGACCAACTATGATAGAATGTTATCAAGATAATGATGAGTGGTTGCCAAAAAAATCTTGGTTTAAGCCAAGTGTAACTTTTCCATCAAAATTTATTGGTGAAGTTGGTGAAGAAATTATAGTTGATTTAACTTTTGATGATCTTTTTGGTTTTGATACACAGTTTGGTTTTTGTGTGTTAAGAAAGTTTAAAGATGATAATGGTAACATTTTCACAACAACATCTAATAACAAATTATTTAATGACTTAGAAATTGGCGATATTGTATGTATGAAAGTAAAAGTAAAACAACATAAAGAATACAGAGGTGAAAATCAAACAGTTTTCAGCTACCCAAATGAGTTGTGGAGAAAAAAAATTAATTACAAACTAAGGAGAAAAAAATGGAAATAGTCTTAATTTATATGATCTTAGGTTTAGCTGTTTATTTTTGGGAGGGTAAACAAAAATGACAAAAAAATATATTCACATAAATCAACATAAAATAAGAAGTAATTTAAAAAATAATTTAAATGAACCTGTAATAACAGTTAAAACAAGTAAACAAAATATCTACGGACACGAAGTAACTATTCTCGGTGAATCAAAAGTATTATATGGAGGGAATAACAAACCAATATTAAGTTGTGGAGCTAGAGTAGTTATAGAAACACATAGCGATGTTTTAGTAGATGGAAAAAAAATTTAATTAAAACAAAAAAGGGGACTTTCGTCCCCTTTTTTTTACGAAGAAAAAAAAAATTTAAGCTGCACCAGGTGAGCCAAAAATTCCTCTTGGATCAGAGAATCCAAAAGAGTATCTCTCTCTCGCCTTAAACCTAACATTACCAGTATCAAAGTCTCCTTCAATAGCAGTTTTGATAGGACTTCTAACGAATTGTTTCATTCCGTTAGGTGCATCCGTCATAATAAAGAAAGCATCAGTATCTGTCAAATAATGATTTACTCTATAGCCTTGTGGCATCATGCCCATAGAAGCCATAGCGTTAATGTCATTATCAGCAGTGCCAACTCTCTGAGGTGATCTTAAAATTCTTTCAGCAGTAAACTGAAGTTCTTTTGGAATAATCAGTTTAACACCCTGCATCGCAATTTTTAGACCTCTCTCATCAACAAATGCAGCAATGTCAATTAGAGATTGCTCCAATGAAGTTTCTGATAAATCTGCCGCAGTCGATAATTCGTTTGCGAATGTACCACCGCTTGCAAGTGGATGATCAGTAGCACAAAGCTCTTTACCATCTCCACCAGCAAAACTAGAATTAAACGCATTGTTTAATACATTTGCGGCTTTCACTTGTTTAGTATTAGCCATGGAACGTGCCAAAGCTCTTGTGTATCTAGCAGCTAATCTATCATATAAATTATCTTCAATTGCTTCTTCAGTAATAGCAAACGCCATAGCGATTGTTTCGTGAGTGTATCTTGCAGTAAAAGATTCTGTAGCTTGATCAAAAGTAACCGCACTACCTTCTTCTTTTACTGGAGCACTACCGAAACCACTAAGCATTACTTCTTCTTCAAAAGCTCTGTCAGATGCTTCAGATGTAAAGATTTCTGCGTGTTCGTTTTCATAACGATTATATTCTAAGCCAAAGAGAGCATTTAAACCAGGCTCTAGCTCTTTGACCAATTGTGATCTTGAAATAGCCATATTTTATCTCCCTTATACCCCTGTATCCGCAGCCGAAGCTGGTGGATTCAGAAAATGGTTTTGAATACGGACAATAACATTTGTATTAGCAGATGTTGTGTCCTCATTGTTAACGTCTTGGCTTATATCTACTGCTTGCAATGGAATTGCATTAGTAGAATCCGCAGTGCTTGTATCAAGTTGCACTTTAGATATGCCAGTTGCTGTGTTTCCTGTTACGTTTGTAGTTTTATAACCAATAAACAGACCTGCTCTTGTCATAGCTTCGTCTGAATCGACTAAAAACAACGTATTAGGATCATCGATTACATTTGCAACAATATCACTAGCATTAACAGAGCCAGGATAAAAGTTACTAAATGTTGGTTTCTTCGTGGTTGGATCAGTGTAAAATACACCATTGAAAACACCAATTGGTTTAACAGCTCCACTACTAGCAGTTACGTCATATCTTTCAATATTCCCTGCTGCTACTGGAACCACCAAGTCACCTTGGAAAATAGCTGTTCCGTAATTGGCTGCAATAGTATACCTATTCTGAGCATTATTCCACGGAGCACCATTTAGCGATTTATAAGGTCTTAGACCAAACTTTTCACTTTGATTTGCCATAAAATATCTCCTTTAAAGGCATTAATATTACAGCGATGGCTTTAATCAAAAAACTATGATTTACGACCACCACCAAAAGTTACACGAGATTGTCTATTAACATTAATAGGCATCTCTGGTCGTTGTTCCCTTAAAATATCGTTGTCAACGGCTTTTATTTGATCAGCAGTAATATTTTTAAAATACTGCTTGCGTTGTTCGACTATTTCTTCAGGTATTCTTGCCAACACAAGACCACCAACCCCAATTAACCCCTGATACTGTCCCTTACGGATTACTGGATAATCATGATCACCAAGTTTATTTTTAATTTCTTCAGCTCTCACAAATTCCCATCCTTCTCTGAGTTTTTTAGATACATTACCCGTATCTTCTTGACCCATGAATTCAGTTCTTATCCATCTATGTACAAATCCTTTAGGTGCAGGAGGTGCATCTAGACTTGATGGAGGAGTCCAAGGTTTGTTTCTAACGCTTTTTGTTTCACTTGAACTGCGTGAGGTTCTTTCTGTAGTTTCATTCATAATTTTACTCCTTCACGAATTTTGCGTATTCTTCTAGTGGCACTCCTAATTTTTTGGCTATAGCCACCTGTGATCGAGTGAGTGTCACAGTTTTGCGACCTAACTGTTTTCTTCCAGCAGAAGCAACAGTTTGAATCGGTTTGTTATCATTCATAAACTTTTGAGGAAAATAACCCCTCATTAGTTTATCTACTTCATTGTAATACTCATCAGACTCGAGGTCAAACCCTTGTTCTACTAAATCTTGATGAATACCAAATGCTGCATTTGTCATTGCTTTATCCTGACCAAACCAAGTGTTTTTTGCTGCCCACGCTTTTGCTTTAGGACTAGCTTGTGGTTTCTCAATTGGTTTTTGTTCAGGTTGTTGTGTTTTTTGCTCAACAGCTTGATCTTTTTTTACTTGTTCTTCTTGTTTTCTTTGTTCTTGTAGTATTCTTGCTTTTTCTTTTTCAACAGACAATTGAGTCAATTTATCGTTTGCTTCCATAATTGCTTTCGCATCATTAGCCTCGATAGCGACTTGTAAATTGTGTTTTACTTGTTCTCTTTGAGCATCGATCCTAGCATCAAATTCTTTTGCGTAATTATCATCAATTACAGATGACCTTTTTTCGGAATCAGAATATTTTTTTTGTAAACCTTTAGCATAATCTAAAGCAGCTTTCTCTCTTCTTTCAGCCTCTCTAAATTTGCGTGTAAGTTGATCAATTCTTTTTTGAACGTTCTCAGTAACTTGATTAAGATTTTCTTGCTCAGGTTTTTCTTCCGTGTTTGTTTCTTTATTGGTTTCTTCTTCTTTATCGATTACTTTTGTTTTAGTGCTTGCTTTTATGGGATCACTATACCCTAAATCAACCTCACCTATTTCAGGTTTGGTATCTATTTTTTCTTTTTCTTCGACAGCAATGTCCGTTTCCTTAACGTCATCTGTGTCAAGTTCAACTTTATTGGTTTCAGTCATAATTACTCCTAGAATAATGCGAGGATGTCCTCGGGTTTATTAATAGTTCCAATGATTTCATCATCGTTCAAAATACGATGTTCACCATATTTTGTTTTAAATCGAGCTCCAGTATATCGTCCATAAACAACAAACTGTCCCTCTTTACACCATGGTCCTGTAGGAAATTTATTTTTATCCTTGTAACAAAGATCTCCCATCTTTACAACAAAACCTACAACAGTGGTAAGTTGTTGTGTTTCAAGTGTCTTCTCTGTTAAATAAAGACCACCTTTAGTTTTTTCTTTTGGTTGATAAGGTCTAACTAAAAGTCTATAGCCTACTGGTTTGGGTAATACTTTAAGATATTGTTCCACTTCTTTTGCACCTTTTGGAACTAAAGGTTCTTCCTCATCATTCGATGGAATGACAAGTTTTTTTTCAGGTTTGATCAATGTCATCTACATCATCCTCTCTATTTTGCAGGTCTTTAAGATCCTGAAGCACAGCTTCTAGAGCTGCGAGCTTGCCTTTAGCATAATGTAGATTATCCAGCTTGTCTATACCATAGCATATGTGGTCTTTAGTTTTACTTATTTCTTTCTTGATGTAATGTCGGATTGTTTGGATTGTTTCAATATCAAGCATGTCTTAAATGTGATTTAGGTCCTAATTTTTTTCTGTGTCTCACACCAATTTTATTATACCTTCTTTTTGTTTTTTTTGTGAAGGTTATTATATTTTTGTGAGTTTTCTTTGGCATATTTTTCTACTAATACAGGATTTTTTACCACAGGTGATTTATATTCTCTAGTTCTTTTTTTTGGAAATTTAGCGGTATCATATCTTTTATGGCGAATAAATATTCCCTTTTCCTCTCCAGTCACGTTTATCTCCTCTAGGAACTTTTATTTGTTTTTCACATGCAAAATCGCTATGTGTGTTTACAACCATTTCTTCTTTGTCCGTGCAAACATAAAAACATTTAACACTATCTTCACCAAAAAATGGTTTCACATTTTTTTCTTGAGTCAACCTACAAGTTACTTGGTATTGATTTCTCTTATCATACAATTGACCTTTACCAGACCATTTATAATTTTTTGCAAACACAGGATCGCAGAATAGTAATGGGAGCACTAAGGCTCCCATTAAACTATTTTTCAGCACAGGCGTAACTGTTAATCTCTAGACCAACAGAAATTTCTGTAATTATTGGTTTTGACCACATAATTATCTCCTTAGTTTGAAGTGCTGGTTGTCATTGTGACCGCAGTCCACTAGAAATATTTTAATTTATTTTTTAATCTTTGCAATACCTTTTAAGCCAAAAGATCCTGCTATGCTGGCAAGTATCCCATAAGATATCCAGTCTGGACAATCATTCTTTAGGAACAAAAACCCTTGTTGCATATAAGGTTGAAGTGCGGGGATGAAGGATGCGAAAATTATAGAAATGAAGGTCAGGGTCCAAGCTTCGTCTTTCCATGAACTGTCTGAAGCTGACATTGCCTTATCTTCCCAAGACCCATCCTGCTCTATTCTTGATTTAGTTGCCTCTAATTTTGTTAACTCAACCTGTGATTTAAGTTGTGCTTTTTTTTGTTTTCCTTCAATCCAAGTTTTAGCCAAACTCGCTACTGGACCAATAATTGCTGTAAACATTATATCTCCTTTTGATAAATAATTTTATTTTCGCCTTCTTCGACTACTTTAAAATTATAAGTCAGCAATAACATATCCACAATACCCATGCGTAAGTCTTTGTAGTCATCAATTATAAAAAGAGCTTTCGTTTCAGATCTAGGTATAAAAAAATTTAATTCTTGTATAACCGCTTCTGTAGTGTGAGGTCCATCAAAATGGACAACTTTATACAAACCAAACAACATCATATTATTGAAAAGACCTAATTGGTGACCATCTCCCATCGTTCTAAAATAGTAATCATCTGTCATATGATAAAAATCAAACTCAGGATAATTTTCATAAAGATAGGAAACAGTTTTTTGTTTCATTTCTTCAGTGTAACCAGCAACTACACTACCTTCATTATCATAATGTTCGTAACTTAAATTATTATAGGGATCAATAGCCACATGTTTATAAAGGTTTGGTTTATGCTCACGCACAGCATCCATAATTATTTTAGAACCCAACCCCTCCCTTAACCCAATCTCACAGGTAAGTGTAGCACGATCAATATTTAATTTACCAATATGTTTTGTTATCAGATGATATTCTGATGAATCGCCTTTTATCACTTAACGCCTATAAACTTTTTACCTTTAACCTGAATTTCAGATATTCCTTTTATATCACTTTTTACACCATTTTCTCTAAAAGGACAACCAATTCCACCTTTTTTTAAACCCATAGTTTCTTTGGTCGAAATACCTGTTTCTTCTTTTTTAGGATTATAAGCTACAAAATTCATTTTGTACGGAGTTATTCCCTCCTGTTGATAAAAATCTTTTTGAGCCTGATTCATCAAATTTTGAAAACGAGTATCAAAATCTCTTTTGAATAAACCCGTCATGGCTTCTTTAACAACTTTATCTTTATTTTGGTTAAATTGTTGACCAAAAAATTTTACAAACTTTTCACCTTGACTTTGACCTCCCTCTTGCATTCCTTGTGCTTGAGGTCCTTTTTTCGGTGGAGCTCCAAAACGTTTACCTTTCATCTTTTGGCTCCCTCTCTAATTCTTTAAGAACCTTGGCTCGTGCAACGTCAAGCTTCTCATCAGCAACACGGATTCTTTGTTGTGCAGACGCTTCAGCGTCTTCTCTCTTCATTTTTTCTAAATCTATCTTTTGTTCAAACTCATTTGATTTTCTATCAGACTCACTAATAAACTCTCCCACTTTTCGTTGCATATCCATAGCTTTTAAATCAATCTCTTGTTGTTTTAATTGAATTAATGGGTCTTGTTTGTCAGCGTTGTTTATTCTTTCAAGTTCCTGTAACTCAGCAGTCAATACAGCTACTCTTTCAGCAACCATAGACTCCGTGTAAGTTTGATACGCTTCCATATTTACTTTTGCTAACTCCTGAAACTCTGGCATTTTCTCCATAATCTGTAATACCTGACCACGAGCCTTGAACGATAAGTGTTCAGAAATATGAGCCTGCAATAAAGCATAAACCATAGGATTAATTTGCACCATGCGTGTACGAACAAAGGCAGAATGAGCCATGATATGTGCATCATGACTTTGTAAAGGAAACGCTTTTGGTACTTTCATCTGTAAAGCTCTTGCATTTTCAATTGCTGGATCTAAAGGTTGCGGTATTTCATCAGGTTTTAACAACGCATCAATCTGTTTTGTACCTAACGCCTCATAAACTCGTCTATACGCCTCTCGAACATTGTGAATTTGAGGATTTGACTGTGCAATCTGTAATTGTGTCTGTGCAAGCGTAACTTTTTGTGCCATAGAAAAAACATTTGGATCTGCAACAGGTATAACATCAACTTCTTCACCAAAATCAGCAACTTTTACGAAACGATTACCGCCATAAACAGCATATGGATATAAAGGAGGTAAATATGTTGAGAAAACTTTGGCTAATAGCCTAAATTCTTGTCTCATGGCGTAATAACAACGCTTATGAATGGCACTCATGACCCTTGAGCCACGTTCCAAGAGTGCAATTGTAGTTCCCACGGCTCTGTTTTGTGTATCATTGCCTATTGCCATGTCAGCAATTGAAGCAAAACGCTGTCCTGCAGCTACGCAATACTGTAATAAACTGAATAATGTGGCATCAGGACCTTTAAATGGTAAAAATTGAAACTGATCTTTAATATTTCCACCAGGTGCATCAACATCTCTGAACTCACCAGGTTGAAATGGTTGATCTTCATCCCTGATTCTAATACCACGAGACTTGAAACCAGCAGGGAGATTGCTTAAAGTCCCTGCATCGAGTAATTGTCTTAAGGCTGCAGTGGCAGTTTTACTTAAACCACCAATCATGTGAATTAAACCAAAGCCATAAAACCCTAAACCTGGTAAAAATTTGAAATGTACAAAATATTCTTTGCGTTTATAAGTTTCATCAAAAGGTTGATAGTTTCTATAGATACTTAAAATCTGTGAAGAGCCTTCATCAATCGTAACAATGTAAGGAACTTTAACGTTTTTGGGTGCATCTTCAATTGCATACTCTTCTAAATCTAAATCAACATGCATTTCTAAAATATTAAACTGATAGTCTTTGTCTGCTGAGGGACTGACACCTTCTATTTCTTGATATTTTGATTCGATCTGATCATCATCAATTTGAGACGGAGCAATTTCTACATCTCTATAAAAACCATTTCGTTGTTTTTTTAATAATTCATTTTCACTCATTTTAATCACATGAGTAATTCGTTCACAATCTTTTAAATCGGTGGCGTAATAAGGAACAACTAAGTCTTCAGCATGTACAAATTTACTTACAGGTCTTTGCATGATGTCATCAAAGTAAACTTTTTTAAAAGCTGAACCTGTCAAAGGTAAATAAAATAATAATTGATCAAAGTCAGGTGTGTACTCTTCCATCTGATCCATGAGCATATAATTCATAAACTCTTTTACTCTTTGTGCTTGCTCTTCTCTTTGAAAATTTATTTCACCAACAACTTGAGTTCTTACAGGACCATCGCTTGGTAATAATTCTTTATAAGCTTGTGCTTGAAATTGTGTAACGGCTTCTGATAACAATGGATGTGTTACACCACTTGCACCTTTAAAAGGTTGTCCTTCATCATTGTATTTAAATCCTAATAAATCTAATCCTGAAGTATAACCTTTTTCCCAATCTCCTCTTGACTCTTTATCTTTTTTATAATCAGTCACAAGCTCGTTAGCAATTCGAGACAGAACTTGTTCATCAAGATCAGTGGCTACATTTTTATAGAAAGATTGAAGTAATTGTTGTTGAGCGTCAACAACTTCTTCAGGTTTTACTTCTTCATCCGTCTCAATAACTTCGACTTCAAGATCTTCTTTTTTTTCTTCGTTTGTATCTTCTGTATTTTCTTCAGGTTCAGTGTTTTTTTCTACAGCCATTAATATATCCTTGTTTTTTTATTTTTTCCTAGTTTACATTTAGCCTTTACAAACTTGCCTTGTTTAGCTCCAATTTTTTCATAATACATAGGAAACATTTTTTGTGCAGCACCACTTCTTCTTAGTGATTCATTTTTTTCTTTAATCTCACCAATCAAATCACGGCTTTGAAAAACAGGAGCTGGAGGGTCTTTGAAAAAAGCAAAAGGATCACCACCCATAGTCTCATAAATTTTTAATAATTTTTCACCTTTACTAGAGCCTTGTTCCGTGGTCGTTGAAGGACTAGCCGAGGAATCAGCAACACGCCTATCTTCCTCATCTCTTTTTTGTCTTTGTGTTTTATATTTAAGAACCTCGTCTTCTCTTTTCTTTTTTTCTCTTTCTTCCTCATTGGATTTATATTTATCCATGAGAAATTTAGAAAATGGATTTGCTGCTTTCATCATTAATAATACCTGTATTCCTTCTCTGGTAAATCTTCGAGTTCTTTGTAATCTGAGTATAACTCAATAAAATTACCTTGCCTATACCTTAACACAGCTTGGGTGGTTGAATCAACATAATCATCATTTGCTCCGTTAGGAAAAGCAGCACACTCATCCATAACTTCATCAGCAAAGATTTCACCATAAGGAAACCACACCTGACCACTTTCAAATATTGGAGCAACTGAATTTACTCTGGTATGTTTGTCATTACCTTTACTCGGAACAAAAGGCACAACAGGAATACCCATCCGTCTAAATTCTTGAGTCAAGGGTTCACCACTTGCTTTTTGTTCTATGATTACAGTTTCAGGTTCCCAATACTTATACGCATCCATCGCCACAGCTTTTAATTCAGGAAAGTCATACTTGCCTCGAATGGCATCTAATAAAATTAAAGCTGGCGTAGCTTCATCAGGGTGAAATATTCCCCATGTTGTAATAGCCGAATAGTCGGCTGTTTCTTTTTTACTAAACGCTGTATCATAACTCTGTATAACATGAATTAAATTTGGCACAGTCGGACCTTTCCATGCTTGCCACCATTCTCGTTTTAAAATTGCACCTTCCTCAGATGTAGGATTTTGCATATACTGAGCTGACCAATTACGAATAGGTAATGATGCTTTTATTTTTTCTAGCTCTTCTAAAGACCAATATTCATTCCAAACAGGATTCCCACTCGGTAAAATTGCAGGAAAAGATATTTGTCTCCATTGATCGGCTTTTACCTCAGACTGATTTTTTATGAGCCTTCCTGTTAAATCATCTTCTGCCCATCTTGTCATAACCAATAAAATTGAACCACCAGGTTGTAATCTTTGTCGAGGTCCTGAAGTGTACCAATCAAAAGCTCTCTCCATTGCCATGTCTGACATTGAATCTTGTTCCGTGTGTGGATCATCAATAATCAATAAGTCAGCACCACGACCCGTGATGGACGCACCAACACCTGCTGCGTAATACTCTCCACCATGATTTGTTTCCCATCTACCTTTTGCTTTGGAGTCCTCACGCAGTTTAACATCACCAAAAATTTGTTTGTATTGTGGTGAATCAATAATATTTCGAACCTTAGAACCGAACCTTACTGCAAGTTCTGTATTATGCGATACCTGCATAATTTTTAATTTAGGATTCTTGCCAATCATCCATGCAGGAAAATAAATTGATGCAAATTCAGATTTAGTATGCCTCGGAGGCATGTTTATTATGAGCCTTCCTTTTTTTTCATGAGCAATATTGGTAAACTCTCTGGCTATAATTTGATGATGTCCCCAGCGACTCGGATCTTTTTCTTTACGACATATAAAATCCTGCCACATCTCTTGTACAAAATATAAAAAATTATCCTGACAAAGCTTGATGTGTTGTATCCATAACTTCTCTACTTCGAGCCTTAATTTATCTGTTGTTAAAAAATCTTTTTTCATGCTAGACTTTTTCTTTCTATATGTTAGTATTCAACTTAACCTATACTGTCAACCGACAGTAACATTTTTTTTCTGACCTGAAAAAAAATTAAAAAAAAAATTACCAAAAACCAAAAAATATATGAGCCTTCTAAACCAAGGAGCATGTACCCATTGTCGTATAATATGCATTATGTTAAATTTTGCCATATTATCACATCCGTTAGCAATTGCTCCAAGTTTTTTTCGCTAAATTTACATGATCCAAGCAGCTCGAACTTTATTTCCTGACGCAAGATGAACGCCTGATGAACAAGCCTGAGAATTTTCAGGCTTTTAAGCTTAGGGGTGAAAAGCAAGATAAATACATTACCACCGCAGGATAATCTCTCGATGTGCCAATTAATCTGATATTTTGACAGACCATAGTTCTTGCCCTCTGCTGATTTTAATTCTAACCAAATTTCAACACCATTAATGCAGCCGTTTACATCAGGTATTCCGTTGATTGTACTGGATTCTATTCTGAAAAAATGCCAATCTCTTTTGGTCTTTTGAATCGAGGCAAGATGCCTCCACAATTGTGATTCTCTCATGCCTAATCTTTTTACAATAGATTAGGCAAGAAAGCAAGATTGAGCTAAGGTTTATTATCTTCTAAGTAATCGTAAATGAGATCTTCAATTACATCTTGCGAGTGAAATATAATATCTCTTTTATAGATATTATATAAAATTTCTTGTCGAGATTCTCCACCCTCTTCAATAGTTTTTTGAATATATTTTTCCTCATCTTCGAATGCCATTTGTTTTACTTTACCCATTATAGATATTCCCCATGATACAAATTAAACTTTGGTAATGTTCTTTTCAGAAAATGTAATTCAAATTCAGAAAAATCCTCAAAGTAAGTTACCATTTCATATTTGTTATTAACAGTATCGAGATAATATAAATCACCATCTTCAACTTTATAAGCAATACCATTTACTACTGCTTTTGTTATTTTATTTTTTTTCATATTTTTCTCCGTAAGAGTTGGGGGAGATTTGTGGTACTCCCCCTTGACCATTTTTATAAAGTTGCTTCCCACTTTTGAATGTAATTTTTCCATTCAGAACCAAGAGCTTTCTTTAATCTGTTTTTGCAACAAGTTCCTAAAAAATGAGCACCTGTCAATTCAACCTTTTTTTCATTTTCATCAGTGCAGTCATCTAAATGAGCAGCAGTGGAGGAACAACCCTGAACAGTTACAATTGCCCATCTATCTCTGCTAGACTCACAACTAATATCAACTGGTCTGCCACAAATTTGACAAGGTTCAGTATCTTTACCATCAAATCTAGAATGACCTGCATACAAATCATAAATGTCACGAGGTCCTCTATAACCTTTCCAATCAACATCTGAATTTATATTAGCTACTCTAACACAGTCAATCTTTTCAAAACTGACTTCTAATTTATTTACTTTACTTACCATTTTTTTCTCCGTTGTTTGTGTGAAAAATCATTTTCTCACACTTATATAATATCACATCTAATATGTGATGCAAGTCTTTTTTTATTTTTTTTTTATTTTTTTTCAGGAGTTACATCAATAATATTTGATGCATCTTTTATTTTTCCTTCGAGCTCTTCAAGTCTTTTTTCTAACTGCTCTCGATTCATTCCCTCTAAGGTGTTATGAGTAATTTCTTTTTTATCAACAAACATCCCTGCCATTTGACCAGCTCTATACTCTGCATTAATAGCTCCTGTGTATTGACCTTTAATCTCTGCTCCGTTTCTTAGTCTTTCAAAAATCTTAAAACGCCTTAATTTATCTTTATCGTATTTTTCTTGCTCTTTGGACATTCTTTTTTCAAAGTACCTGCACACATGAGGATTTAAGTCAGGGTTCAATAATCTACTAGCCTGTTCATATGGTTTACCTCTTTCTGATGTATATCCAGCTTTTGCAGCTGCATCAGCTTTTGATATGTTTCCCCAGTTCTCGATAAGTATGTCTACAAATTGTCTTTGTTGAACTGTTAATTCTGTTGTAGATTTTAATTGATTTGGTTTTCTAGGCATTAATTATCGTAGTCCAATAGTATTTCTTGATTTTTTTTTATGTTTTTTGTAGTCAACAAATTATAAATTATATAGTCATCCCAACTTTCCTTAACAAATAATTTACAATTATTAGACTTACTATGATTAACAAAACCTCCAAGAGGTGTTCTGACATAACCAAAAATCATCGGTACTTTAATATGTGTAGATCCTAAATCAAATCCTTTTGTTATATTTGTTTTTGCAAAAATGCCATGACCATCAATATTACTTTTATCAATTTTTAAATTTTCAGGTAGTGGATTATAGTAAAATCTATTCATTTTTAAGTTTGTCATAGTACAAATAAATTATCATTTCTTTTCCCAAAATTCTATAATATATTTACTTACAAATAAAAAAAAATAAAAAAAAATGCATATCTCACCTCAAAAATTTTAATTTTTCCTATTTTTTAGGAATTTTTCCTAAAATTTTCCTAAAACTTTTTGTCTTTTTTCCCTGTTTTCTGGTATTTTTCCTAGTTTTCCCAAAATATAGTGCTATTTTACCTTTTTACTTTTTTATTTTTTTTTGTAAGGAAGAGTATTATAGAAAACTGGCAAAAATCATGTATGATTAATTTATGGATTTATACTGGCTCGAGTTCCTTGCAGCGTGTACCGCTATCATTAGCATCTATGTCTATGGAAATGGATCATATTTAGCACCAATCGTGGGTCTTGGTTCTCAGGTTATTTGGATATGGTGGTGTATTGAGATGGAATTGACAACGATGTTTTTACTCTGCCTGGCAATGGTACTGACACATCTAAGAAATTTAAAGGTTATGGGAACGACTACAAAGCTTCAAGAATTATGGAATCGGTATAAGTGGTAGCTGTATTATGAATTTCTTTCCTGAGCTCATCTAATCGCTTTCTAATAAGTTTTTTTTGATCATTATTAATATTATAAAATAAAGCTTTATATATTCTATTATATTCTGCCCAACGCACTTGTTTTTTAGTAAAAGCAATTACTTTGCGTTTAAGAGCACTAATGTAATGTTCTCTCATTTCTTCAGGATCGAGTAGTGCCCATTCACAAACTTCTCTAAAGTCCCGTGATTCTTGGATAATCCAGTTATGAGCTTCAATCTTTTGCACTGATGACTTTCTATCAGAGAGCGTGATCATTGTATCATCGAATGCGTTTATAACGACAGCACGCCATAATTTGTGTTCAGAGCTAAGTTTTTTATCGATCACGGAACGAGTAAAGCTCAGTCCCATTAGTTTATACAGATAAGGAGATGAGCTCATTAGTGAGCAAAATTTTTGACCAACTCCCTTAATATTCTTTTATAATTAGCAAGAATGCTTTTTTTAGTTTTTTTTGTAGCTCGTAATTTAATATAATCGACATACAAACTTTCGATTAATTCGTGTCTTTCATCAGGAGACATACCATTAGGATCAACCAAAAAGGCTACATCTTCATGTTCGAGCAGGTTATCCCATTCAAATTTATTTCTAGACATAATCATAGTATACCTCAGTCAAAAACTACTTACTATTCACACTCATTACTTTTTTTTATAAATTGTGGGATCGTAGCCGTTTAAATTAAAATTAAAATTTTTGTCTCGTTGATATTTGATGTTCTTTGATTTGAATGTTGGTAACTGACTATCGCAATTAGGACAAACAAATCGAAGATTTTCAAGCCTATTATCTTTTTTTACCCCATTTATATGATCAAGTACAAGCGATAAATTTTTTTTCTTCCATTCACCTTCATTACCACAGAATGCACATTCATAAGGAATAAGCTTTTCGTTAATAATTCTATTTTTTAAATGTGTATAATTTTTATAATTTGAGTTTTTGACAAACAACTTTTCGTTAGGTATTCGTGTGTATTTATTAGCCAAATGCCTTCTCCCGTCATTATAGGATAAAGGTTCGTGGTTCATGTGTCTAGGTCAGTGTCTTTTGATTTTTTTAAAAACAATACTGCAATAAGGACATCTAACCTCGTCAACTCCTTCAAGTGACAAGTAAATAAGAGGATGACCTCCTGAGTCTTCACCCCTGCAACATACTGTTTTTTCGTTAAAGACTTGTATTGTTTTCACTGATGACTTTCTTCTACAATCACATTAGCAAAAAGAGAATTATCACCTATCAATCTTTTCTCAGCAATCTTAGCGTACTCTTTGTTTAATTCGATTATAATAGCATCTCTTCCCAATCTGTCAGCTACGAGAGCCGTGGTTCCTGAACCACCAAAAGGGTCAAGGACTGTTCCACCTTTGGGACAACCTGCCAAAATACAAGGCTCAATCAAATCTGGTGGATAGGTAGCAAAGTGAGCTTCTTTATATGGTTTAGTAGTGACAGTCCACACACTTCTTTTATTAGATTTTCCATCTGCACTAAAATTAGGTTTATCTATTGGTCTACCCTCTTGCCATCTCTCTTCATTTGGAGCTCCTTTAAACTGACCTTTAAAAGCACCTTTGAATTTATTTTTATTTCTTTCCTCTGTTAATGGACTACTTTCAACTTTAATAGCTTCATTATCAAAATAATACTTTGGTTGCTTACTTAATAAAAATATATATTCGTGTGCTTTAGTGCATCTATCTTTAACACTTTCTGGCATAGGATTAGGTTTGTTCCAAATGATATCTTGTCGTAGATACCACCCATCTTCTTGTAAACCAAAAGCAACTTTCCAAGGAATACCAACTAAATCTTTAGGTTTTATATCTTTACAAACTGCTGGTCTTGTAACTCCATAATCTTTATCACCTCTTACTGTTTGATTTGTAGTTGATGTTCTACCACCACTAGAATAACTATCGCCTAAATTAAGCCATAGAGTTCCGTCATCTCGTAACACTCGTTTAACTTCTCTAAATACCTTTACTAAATTATCAACATATTCTTGAGGTGTTTCTTCTAAACCTAGTTGTCTATCTTGTCGCACTGCTCCACACTTCGGACAAATTGTTTTGTAAATTGAATCAGCAATACCTCCGCTTTTTTGAGATTTTTTATGCCCTGTGATTGTTTTATCACTTTGGTGACTAGTTCTATAATGAGGACAATTTGGGTCACCTCCCACCCAAGTAGCAGTGCCATAATCTCTAAGACCCCAATAGGGTGGTGAAGTAACACAAGTGTGAATACTTTTGGCAGACATCTTTTTTAAGACATCTAAACAATTACCAATTTTTATTTTCATAATTTAGTTCGAGCTCCTGAGTGACCTGAGCCACCACAGGCATTACAAACATAAGTCGTATCTATTTCTTTATCTTTGAATCTGTCAGGACGGATATAACCATTGCCGTGACATTCTTCACAGACTTCATAAACTAAAACTTTTTCTTTCATCCTCATTCTTTTTCTTTCGTCACACATTCCTGTTTATATTTCGTATATCCACCAGGTAAAGTCAATGCAGGATTCTTGGGATCTGCTTTTGACCAACCTTTATCAACCCAGACACAAGTATATTGTCGCTCATTGTTTTTTTTCTGTACAAAAAAATCAGCATTGCTCCATGTATATAAATTAAAAACTAATCCTATTATTAATGTTTCCATTTTTTTACTCCTTGTCTTTTACTTGATCCCATTTGTTAAGCCTATATTTTTTAAACCAAATGATAGGATCATTACATTTGGCGGCTTTTATTTTTTTATTAATATTTTTTTTTTCAAAGTCTTTAACAATTTTTGCAATCGCAGTTTCGCAATCTGCATATCGAAAATTAGAAAAATGTTTGATATGTAATTTATCGTTCAACTCAAACCAAAATGTTATTATGAAAAAATTAAACACCCGTTTCTAATTTCTTTTTAGCTTTTTCTCGTAAGATGAAAGTTTTTTCGTCATAGCATCCCCACCCTGTAACATCTTTATTTGTTTGAGCTTCATAGATATCTACTTGTTCCCATATTTTATCGTAGTCACAAATATCCACTTCGCCATAAACATGTTCCAATCCGTTAGCTAAAAAAAATATTACGATCCATTTCATTTTATCTCTCTACAAAAAACTTTAAAATGATCTTCAAAATTATCACACTTAGTTACAACTAAAGCTTTCATTTTGTGACCACCATACTCAAAAAGAGTATCGGTTCTTACAGGAATTCTTGTTGGTATAGAAACGTAAATACCCTTTTCATAATCTTCATGAGGTTGTTCATCGTCTCTATAACCTGTGGCATAATTTTTATTGTCTATGTAAACTAAAAATTCTGCCCATCTAGATTTAATCTCTGGCATTTGATTTTTTTCCTTTTTCTAAAAGATGTTCTGAAAAGGCTTCATAACTTGTGCCCTCTTTTTTAGCTTGATAACGAATTGTTTCATCAATCATTTTGCTAATCATATTATTAGGTCTTCTATATTTTACTGAGCATAGACCTTTTAATTTGTAGTAACAATCTTTTCTTATAGCAACTGTGTGCCATTTTGTAGTATCCATAATTTTTCCTTATCTTTGGGGGTGTGAGAATATTATAATTATTCTCACACCCCATATTAATATTATAAAATTGGTCTGTTGGTATCCAAATGATCAGGTATGGATACCTTATTTAGATTATTGTAATCTTTAATATCCATGTCTAACCAAGCAACAGAATTTTCACTTGTAGCAATCTGCGTTCTAATTTCAATGTCGTTATGCAGCATGTGAAACATCACAGGAAGTTTTTTTCCGTCCTCAATTTCGTCATATGCATGTCTTTCGACAGATCGATTTTTTTTAAGCTTGATTGCTTTTTCGTTCAATAAAATGAACTGTTCTTTTGTTAAGTACGATATCATATTTAAGCCTTTCTTCGTAATAATTAATATCAATTCTAAATATATATGTTTAAATGTGATAATGCAAGCTAATTGACATCTTTTATAATCTTTTTTATACTTTAATTATGAAAGGAAGTGAAAATGGCAATAACGGAATTGTTACATGCTAAGATGTCTTTAGAATCTAAATGGAATGCCATGTATACTGAAAGTGGTGTTTATTCTATTGAGATGAAAGATATCGAAAAAAAAATTGATGCTATAAAGCAAGATTTGGTTCTAGCCGATATAAAAGAAGCAAAAGCGAAATACTAACTCGCTTCACCAAAATCTTTGCCTAAAGCAACGTCTACCACACTTGGAACCCTAAGTTTCACGCCATCCTCCATCACTGTCTTTATTTTCTGAGCATGCTCTTCAGAAGAAACATTAAAACATAACTCATCATGAATTTGTAAAAGAGCCAAATCACCTTGTTCATAACAATCAACGATAGCTTTTTTTGTTTGGTCAGCTCCTGATCCTTGAATCAATCTATTTAAAGCTTTATAAGTAAAAGCTCTTTTAATATTATTAGCACCATATTTTGCAGAAGCATTTTCAAATTTCTCAGGAGTATGAATACCAAAATCTTTTGTCTCCCACATATCAAAACGACATTTTCTTCCAAGTTTAGTTCGTATAACTCCCTCGCTGTTGGCTTTTTTCATACATCGATCAGATAATAATTTTACAAAAGGTGCTCTGCGATTAAACTTAGCTATGAGTGCACTAGCTTCATCAAAACCTAAACCCAACATGTTTGCTAATTTATTTTTGCCCATGCCGTACATCAAACCAAGACCAATTGTTTTTGCCTGCTTTCTATCTATACCAACTAAGTCAGCCACAGTCTGATGAAAATCAGCATTAGCTTTTGTGTAAGCTTCGACAAGTTCCTGTGAACCCTCGTAGCCTTCACCAATACTTGAAGCATAATGCACCACCAGACGAGGTTCTTGTTGAGAGTAATCAAAAGAACCCCATTGGTAGTTCTCTTCAGGAAGGAAAAGTCCTCTAATTATCGGTCCAAATTCTTTATTGCGTGCAGGTAATTGTTGTAGGTTGGGACTTGACATACTTAGTCTTCCACTGACAGTGCCTCCTGTATCAGAACGTAATTGATTTATTTCAGCATGGATTCTGCCTTTATATTCAAACTTCATTATCGAGTTTAAAAACGTGTTGTGAAATTTATTAATCTCTCTAGCCTGTACAATCAATTTAGAAATTTCATGATCAGAGTTTATTAACCAATTTTGCGTAAAGCTTGGTTCACCGCTTTTTTCAGTTTTAGGGTATGTGATACCTAATTTATCAAAACCAAAAGCAATTTGTCTTGCTGCCCAAATATCAATATCTTTTCCCACAAGTTTTTTTATTTTCAATAAAATATCTTTTTCTTTTTCAATAAACTTTTTTTGTAAAGAGGATGCTTTTTCAACATCAACTCGAATACCTTTTTTTCTCATCTTTATTAGTATTGGCAACAAACGTCTTTCAAGATCCCATACAGTCTCTAAACTTTGTGAATGTATTTCATGTTTGAATCTTTGCCATAAAAGAAACGTGAGCCGTGCATCTTGTTCAGCGTAATATCCAACATGTTCTGCGGGTAACATCCACATCTCTGCTTTAGGATCAACGCCATGAGCCTGAGCTGCTTCATTCAAATCTGTTTCCGCTTTTAACTCTCCTAAATAATCTTTAGCTAAAGCGTTTAATTTATAAGTGTATCTATTCTCATCGATTAAAGCTCCTGCAATCATGGTATCAACAATTTCTCCTTTAACTTCGATACCATAAGCGTTGAGCCATCCAACATCATATTGAGCATTATGAAAAATTTTTCGACAGGGCAATGAACAAATATCATTCATGTATCTTAATACTTGTTCTTTAATTAAATTACCACCGCCAAAATGACCAAATGGATAATAGCCTTGCCACCCTTCAGTAGCAACCGCAAAGCCAATTATCTCTCCTTGGTTTGTTGCCCAACCAGCTCCCAGTCCATTATTTATGCCCTCATCCTTAGTTTCTAAATCTATTGCAATTTCTTGTGCATCACCAAGATCTTTATATTCACTTGGAGCTGACCAAATGTGTTTTTTAAAATTAAATGTAAGTTGTAAACTAGTCATTTGCAGCCACTAGTTTTTCCTGCCAAGTTGGTTCAGGGTCATCCTTTGGTAAATATACTTCAACATAAGAACCACACTCTGGACATGATAAATTTGTAACCATACAAAATTCACCGCTCTCTTCTTCAATATCATGATCACCACCCCATATTAATTCTGTATTACAGTGCCAACATTTCATTTGTAATCTCTTTCTATTATCATGTCTATATAGTGCTTTGCTTTTAATAAATCCTCTTTACCACCTTTACCTTTGTGTCGGCATATATATTTTATAACATTACCCTCGGCAAAAAGTATTTTGTTTTCGTTAATAAATTGTGATGGTTGTATTTTAAATACTGTGTAATATTGACCACCTCTATCCCAAAGATCATTTTTCATTTAAAAAATCCTTTTTTATTTCATCTAATAAATCCATGTATCTCAGTTTGTTTTTGTCTTCTTCAAATTCTATTGTAAGCATCATCCTTGTGCCATTGTAATTTATGACCATGTGATCCTTTTGATTATTAAATATAAACCTGCTACCAGGATAATATTGTAATTCAATAATAGAATGGCTTACATCATTATATTCTCTAAAAAATGTATATGAAGTATTAGGTGTCATAATTAATGAGTTAATACACACACCTCTAGTGGAGTCTCTGTGCCAGTTATAAATTGTTTGATTTTCCATCTTTAAAACACCCGCTTTATATTTATGTTTGCCATACAACCATATGTAAAAATCATCCATAAAAAGTATTTTTAAAGGTATTGGTGTAGCTGTAAAATTAAAATATTTTACCCATTGTGTCTTAGGGTTAAAAATTATATTGTGAAGTTCAGGACTATAGAATTGTCCAACAGGTAATTCTTCAAAATAAGGACTGGTCATTTTCTCTCCTGTAAATAAATTAAATAATCTTTTCCGATTGGGTAGTGAAATCGAAAGTCAGTAGATAGAATATGTAAAGTATCTTTGGCTCTTGTAACGGCTGTGTAATAAACTCTTTTCTCATCTGACTTTTCTTCTTTACTTTTTTTATCATAAGTTGATGCGTAATTAGTTTTTGAATAAATTAAAACATTATTAGCTTCACCACCTTTGACTGAATGTATTGTATCAATAATTATATTAGGGTCATTTGATAATATTTTCTGACCATAATTTTTTAACAACTGAACAAAATAGGTCACTTGATTATCTTTAAAATTTCTTTTCAAAACTTCCCACCAATTTTTTTTTAAAAAAGAATCATCCATGTCTAAGCCACACCATTCTCTTAAATCTTTTAAATCAAACATCTGAGTCTCAGGTATATTTTGCCAAAACTTTGATGTTCTAAAATTAAAATCTTTTAGTTCTCTTAGGTATTTATACATGTTTTCTGCACTATTCCTACTGATTTTTTTATTATTGCTTATCTTTGTCCAAGATTTTATAGCCTCCCATTGCTTCACATCAAAACTTTTATTTCCCTTGTTATCAGAAAAATATAAGCCTACATCTTTTGCACACATTCTTAATTCATTAACAGTTGAATGAATTCTACCTAAAATATACCAGGTGCCCTCCAACGTGTGAAAAGGTATTTCACTAAAATTTAAATATCTTTTTACGCTGCCTTTTTTTGGTAAGCAGTCATAGTCTTTTTCAACACTGTCAAAAATTCCTCGTCTAATGATTTGAGAAAAACGATAAATCTCTTCACCAAATCTTCTTGTTTTTCTCAGGATAACTTTGCGACCAGGGAAATAAGTGGTGAAATATTTTGGATCTGCTCCGTTCCATTTATAAATACCTTGATCATCATCACCTGCTAAATAAATTTTTTTTACATTATCTGCCATTTTATAAATGACCGACCATTGTAAAGGTGTAAAGTCCTGAGCTTCGTCTAAAATTAAAATTTCAAGTGGAGGAAAGTCTACTTCATCAATTGACCTTGCAATCATATCTGTAAAATCAATAAACGAATCTTTTTTATAGTGCTCGTATGTGTCAATCTTTCTAAGAAAAATTTCAAGACTATCTTTTCTATAACTTTCTTTTTTATAAACTAGTTGAGGTTCTTGAAGCGTGTTTCGTGCTTTATCATACACGCCTAGTGACCAATCTTTATAATGAAAATTATCATCAGACAAACGATTATCAGATGTTTTAATTATCTTAGCTTGTAATGCATAATCAAGCATACAGTTTTTAGGATCGAAAACCTCTTCTTCAAAATAACGCCTGCAATATTTATGAAGCGTTTTAAATCTTTCAAAGTCATCCATTGTGTATTGTGTAAAAGTTGCCAAGGCTCTGTCTCTTGCTGTGTCGACAGCTTTGTTGGTAAATGAAATAAAGGCAATGTCTTTTGGGTGTATGCCTCTAGCTAAATGTTTTTTTAAAACTCTTTCGATCAAGGTGTGTGTTTTACCAGTGCCTGGAGGACCAAAAATCTTAACTGTTTTTCTATACAGGTTTTTGTGCTTTTGTATTCCTGAACTTGTCATGATGTTCTTCATCCATTTCTGTAGAATTTTTATCTTTAGGTTTAATACTCTGATGACTTACAAAATCTGGCATATCAACAAACCATACATTTTTTTCACCCTCTTTATAATCGGCTCTTTTACATCCTAACATTCGTAAAGCGTCAGCCGTGGTGTTGAATGTTCGAGCTGCATTCTTTTTTAGAAATCTATCAAGAGTTAGTTTTTTAAAATAACAAGTGTTTGTTTTTGAGTCTAAGACCACATAGCCATCTTTTAATTTTTCAAACTTATCTTGTTCAATATGTGACTCAAAAAAATCTTTCAGGACGGAATAGCGTTCCTCTTCTACAGTGTCAGTATATTGATGGTCTGTAGATTCTTCTGATTTATCAACAATAGTTTTCATAAGTAATTCAAAAGGACTAGGACCTTTTCTTGGTTTCGGTAGAGTCAACCAATACACTCTGTGTCGAAGTAGCTTTACTCTAAATGCTTTTTCATCTTTCATATCTTCAGGAGTAACACTAATTCTCTGACCTTTGTAATCAAACTCATACCAAATATTTTTTGTATCTTGTATGTAATTAATATTTTCAAAAAATTCTATGATCTCAGGAACAGCCTCACCAATTCCTAAGCGTCTTGTTTTACATAATTCTTTATTACAAATTGGATTATACTCTGGATGTTTTGGTGGGCACTGAAATTCATAACCACCTTTGTGCACTGACTTTGTAAGTTGAGATACTTCGTTTTTGCTCAAAGGTTTTGTAAAAATATTTGTGTTTCTGTGTTGTGCAATTTCTTCAAGTTGCTGTAATGTTAAAGTAGAATTCTTTTTCATTTCAAGCACAAGCACATTAAATAAAAAATTGTTTCTGTTATTACCGCTCCATCCCTCTTGAATTAATTTTTGTACACAGGGAGGATAATGTTTCCATTCACTTTCAGCTTCGTACTCTTCAACTTTTAATTCAAAAAATTTTTTAGGTTCTATCATTTGTTTTTTAGCAAGTTGAATAAATCTGCCAATCATTACAGGAGTATTGTTTTCATCAAAAGCAAATTCCATAGAAGCATTCATATTATGATAAGGCATATTTACTGCTTTATTGCATGGGAAAATTTCTTGAGCTAAAAAATATTGTTCGTTTATTTCAGATAATTTATCAGTGACTTTTTTTACATCAGCCATTTCTGTAAAAAAAATAAAAATGTGCAAGCCTCCTGATTTTGATTTTACTGGCACAAAAGGTAATTTATATTTTTTAATTATTTGTACATATTTTTTTTCTGAATAGTCTTTGTAATTGTTAGGATCTACATCAATGCAACCCCATTTACACTGACCATCAATTTCAGGTTTAAGACCTAATCTTATTTTGCCATTTAGATGTTGACCCCAAACGTCAGCCGTGACTGATTCGTGGATCGTAGAGTAGTGAGCTTGCTTCTTACCTCTCTCATCGTCCTCCCCAGTAAGGGAGGACTTGAGGTAGCGAGAATTGTCACTAGTAAACAATTCAAGAATTTGTTCCTTCATTAGAAAGGAACATCTGAATTGGCATCAGCTTGTTGAGCTGGTTGCTGAACAGATTCTGTGCTTGTTTTTTTATTTTCTTCATCAAATGCAACAGTTCCAAAAATATCAGAAGTCTTTGCACTTTCATAAAAACCTTTTACGACTTCTAAAGTAGCAAGGTTGCTTTCAGGACTTAAAATTTTATCAAACTCAATAACCCATCCATACCATGAGTTTTGTGAATTTGATTCTTTTGTTGTCGTTAATTTATACACTTGACTCCAATGAGGTGGACAAAAAAATCCTTTTGATCCTTTAGCTCTTCTCGACTGCAGCATTGAAGTCCAAAGTTTGGATTTCTTTTTTTGTGTAGACTTCATAGTAATTAACGCTGTTTCAACAGGTGCATAATTTTTATCAAGTATATAAACAAAATGATTTCCTGTATCTTCAACATAGTTTCCATTTTCTAGTCTATCTTTTCCGTCATCAGAACGTGTTGTTAATTTGTTGATATCAAAGTCTCTGTTATGTATAGCAATTGGTCTACCAGGTGAGTCACCTCTATCTTTCCATTCATTAAAAGTATTTATAAATAAACAAGGTGCAACTAACACACCTTCTTTACCTTTATATAAACTACCAGTAATTTCATTATAGATATCACCTTGTCTTGCTTTCTCATTAAATTTACCATCACTCTCATCGAGAACTGGTGAATTAGAATAAAGTATTTTTAGAATCGGTAACTTGGTGTCACGAGCTGTAATAAACTCTCCACCCTCATTGGCATGTTCTTCAAGATTAAACTTTTGAGGAACGTTATTTTTTTTTTCTGTAACTTGGTTCATGATTACTCCTTCGTTTTAATTGATGTTTGGTTTGTTACAAATACTGAAAACAAATCAGTTGGAACCTTTTGACCATTTTGTAATTTTTCTCTTACAAAAGCTTTCAACGTGTTTGGTTCAACTTTTTCATTTTGACTGACATTGTATCCTTGTTCTTGTAAATTTTCAAAAAGTTTTTTAGCATCGCTATCTTCTGCTCTACCAAAATTCAAAGACACAATATTTTTAATCAGGTCACCTGCACCATTTTCTCGAAGCCATTCAAACGCTTCTTGCTTTCGAGAATCACTTGGCATGCGAGCTGAATAAATTGGTTTTACTTCAACAGTTGAACCATCGTATAATTTTAACATGGTCACACCTGCCTCTGCCATAGCCTTCGGAATTTCATTTGTTGCTAAGATTTTCTCGTCCTTTTTTAGATTAGCAAGATTCGCTTCGCATTTTTCAATTTGTTTCCGAGTGGCTAATAACTCATTGCACTTATCAGCTATGTCAACTGTAAGGCTTGTATCTACATTTACTGCAGCTTCTTTTTCTAAGTCCATAAGCACTCCTTGTTTTTAAAAGTTATACCTACACTTACATCAGATAATTATTTCCGTCAAGAAAAAATGTGATAAGCAATTAATTAAAAAAATATGTTAAGGAATAAAACAATAAAATCAATGACTTATAAAAAAAATAAAAAAAGACTTGTATCACATCTTTAAGCTGTTAAGATATTAATGTGGGATAATGAAATTTCACACTTACACGGAGAAAAAAATGAAACTTACTTATACACAAAAAGAACTTAATTCAGTGCTTGATGAAATTCTTAATCTAATGAAAACTGAAGGCACTAATTGGGTTAAAGGTTGGTCATCAAAAATTGCAAGTGGCTTTCCTGTAAATGCAAAAACTAAAAAAACTTATCAAGGTATAAATTTACTTAGTTTGTCTTTGACTGCTTACAAAGAAGGTTACACTTCTAACGAGTGGGCAACTTACAATCAATGGAAATCTATCAATGAAGATTTTAAAATTAAAAAGGGTGCTGTCACTATTTTCTTTTGGGGTCAGAAAGATGTCGAGTCAGAAATTCTTGATGACAATGGTAAGCCAAAAAGAAAAACAATTTGGTTTTTAAAAGCTAGTAAAGTTTTTAATGCCGATTTAGTTGAAGGCTATCAACCAAAAAAAGTTGATACTGTTAAGAAAACACCTTTACAAATTTCTGAGTCTTTTAACTCTTTTGTCAAAAATACAAACGCTGATATTAGACATCTTGGTGGTCGTGCTTTTTACGATCAAACTTGCGACTATATTCAAGTGCCAAATGTAAGTGACTTCAATACAGCCGAAGATTATTATGGAACTGTTTTACATGAATTGGTTCATTGGACAGGACATAAAAATCGTTTGGAAAGAAATTTTAAATCTGACAAAGAGAGTTATGCTTTCGAAGAATTAGTAGCTGAGACAGGTTCTGCATTATTAATGAGTGTTTTAGGTCTATCACCAAGACCAAGAAAAGACCATGCTCAATATCTTAATGGTTGGATGAAAGCAATCAAGAATGAACCTAAAGCAATATTTAAAGCTTTCTCAAAAGCAACTCAAGCTCTAGACTTTATATTAAACCTACAAGAAAAAAAGGAGGTGGCTTAATGACTAAAATTAGATTAACAGAAACTTTCAAACAAAGACTTTGTTCAGATATTTTTATTCATATTAAAAATGGTCATAATACTTTTTACAAATTGAAAAAAGTATTGGCTAAGGAAAATCCAAAATTAGGTGCTAGAGAAATTCGTTCTGCACTTAGATACGGATGTAGCAGATGGACGCTTTTTAATTTTAAAGGTAATCAGTACAAGTTTTTTCTTGAAGGCAAAACTTATTCATATAAGATTGTGTAGAATGACAAAGTATAATTACAAAACACAACCTTACGAACATCAACGACAAGCTCTCATTCAGGGAGCTTGTCAAAATAACTATGCATACTTTATGGAGATGGGTACTGGTAAAACAAAAGTAAGTATTGATAATGTTGCATACTTACATCAACAAAATAAAATTGATGCTGTTTTAGTTGTTGCACCGAACTCAGTTTATAGAAATTGGATCAATGAAATTGAAACACATTGTCCTGTAAAAACTAATATTGGTGTTCACAAATTAAGTAAAAGTTTTGAAGTAAAAGATAATTGTTTAAATTTTTTCTTAATAAATGTTGAAGCGTTTTCGCATGATAGTGGCAGCAAAGCAGTTAAAGATTTTATTGCTTTTAACAAATCGAGAATGTGTGCCATTGTTGATGAAGCAACGACAATTAAGAACCGACAAGCCAAACGCACAAAAAGAATAATAGAACTATGCCGACAAATAATTTACAAAAGAATTTTAACAGGCTCTCCAATTACGAAATCTCCCTTAGATTTATTTAGCCAATGTGATTTTTTAAGTCCATCATTATTAGGCTATGATAATTATTATGTCTTTCGTGCTCGATATTCTGTCATGAAACAAATACAAACAAACGGCAGACATGTTCAAATACCTATATACTATCAAAATTTAGATGAGCTTGAAAACAAATTAAAAAAATTTTCATATAGGGTGAGAAAAAAAGACTGTTTAGATTTACCTGATAAAATTTACCAAAAAAGATATGTTGATCTTTCGACAGAACAAAAAAAGTTTTACAACGATTTAAAACAATATGCTCGAACAATTATAGAAGATAACAGTGTTAGCTATAACAATAAGCTCACTGAAATTATAAAACTGCAACAAGTTTGTAATGGTCACATTGTGACAAACTCAGGAGAAAAAAAAATAATAAAAGACTCTAAGTTAGATGAACTCATGAATATTCTTGAAGAGACCGATGGTAAAATAATTATTTGGGCAAGATTTGTTTACAACATTGAAAGTATAATAAAAAAGATAAAAGAGACCTATGGTTCTAATTCTGTTGTAGCTATCTACGGAAGTGTGTCAGTTGATCAAAGAACTGAAAATGTAAAAAAATTTCAAGAGGATGATAAGGTTAGATTTTTTGTAGGTAATCCTGTTACTGGTGGTTATGGTTTGAATTTAACAAAAGCAAATACAGTAATTTATTACAATAATACTTTTGACTTAGAAGTAAGAGTTCAATCCGAGGACAGAGCTCACAGACTTGGTCAAAAGAAAAGTGTGACTTATATAGATATTATTGCAAGAGGAACAATTGATGAGTTTGTTATTAAAGCTTTAAATAATAAATTAAGAATAAGTGCGGACACTTTAGGTGAAGAGGTTATGAAATTTCTTTAGTTCTTTCTCCGAAAGATTGTAGAGCATGAAAGTGCTCTACTTTCTCTAACCATTTTTTTTTTAATATTTCCAAACGATCTCCTGACAAAATAAATTTTTGAAACACTAAATCTACAGTGCAAACTAATACAACGCCTTGTTCTATTTTTCCATACATTAATTCGTGAGCCATGATGTATGCACAGAGTTGATAAAAATAATCTTCAATCCATTCTTCTCTTTTTGGTCTATTTGATTGTTTAAAATCAAGAATAGATGGCTTACCATCATACACACCAATCAAATCAGCACTGCCTGCCCATCTGTCTTTATAAGATAAAGTAACTTCTGTTCCCCATACCTGACTAAATTTGTCAAGATTAGAAACGATTGTATGAGCCATCATTCTCGGCAACACTCCGTCTTTTGATAAGTTTAAATAACCTATACCTTTTAAGTATTGCTCTAAGACATGATGCATTTCTGTCCCTCGTGTTGAAGCTTGTTTCGTGATCCGTGCAGCTTCTTCATAGCCTACTCTTTCACGCCATTTGTCTAATGACTCTCGTTTTTCTTTGCTTTGAGTTTTAGATAATATAGTTGTTACTGAGGGTACTTTCTTTTCGGCAACATTATAAACTCTACCTGAGTCGAGATCACTTCTTGTATAGTCTTCGTAATTATATTTGTTGACAATAGAAAAATCGGTAATGGAAAAAGATTTATCTTTTCTTATAAAACGCATAATATTTTCTATAATCTTCAGGTACAAATACAGACACGCCACCTGATCTAGTGTAGACTAAATGTCCTTTTTCATTCACTAAAAAAAATTTGTCATTTAAATATTCTGTCATTTTATTGTATTAAGATTCTTTGTCCTCAGCATATAAATTATTGAAGGTTGTCTCCCAATCCATATAGCTATCATGTTCCTCAGCACTATGTGTCCATTGACTCGGTATAAAATCAGGTGCACCTTTTCCTGTGACCCACATAGCTGGTGAAGTTACTCTTACTCGATTATTAGGTAATGCAACTATGCAGCCTTCCCAAGGACCATTTGTTAATCTTATAACGTGTGATTGTTTATGCTGAGCTGCATCATCAGCAATTTCTGATCCTGTGTAGTCCACTGTAAAATAATATTTACCTGTGTAAAATTCACCATCTATTTTACACAGCCACGGACTAGAGGACGTTCTGTCAAATTTTATAACTTCAAAATTTCTTGCTGAACAATCCCATGGTTGTGCCAAATGAGTCTGTATAGGGGGAGGGAAGGTATCAAGAGGCTCATCTGCCACAAGAGCAGTGATAGGCATTCTTGCCCACATTGCTCCACCATGAGGATTTTCAAGTCTATTCTCTTCATCTTCACAGCCAGTGAATATAACTTGAAAGCTTAAACATCTGTCAGGGATACTTGTGATTGCTGTTGCTAAACCATGGATATATTCTCCATGATATTTTCTGTGATTGTGTGTAAATTCTTTTCTGACCCAAACTTTAAAATAGGGTATGTTACTTATTAAATAAGCCATACCCTATAATAAATATTAAATCATACTAAGCAAGAAATTATTTTTTTTTGGTGGTATAACCTAGTTGGTTGGCTAGTTTTTTAAAATTGGCAATTGACATATTTGGCATACCTCTTTTTGGTTTGTTCATAGCTTTATACTCTTTCTCAGAAATTGTACCAGAACCCTTTTGTCTAAAACCTCCTCCAGATGCTCTCATCATTTTAGCTCCACCTTTAGCATAGCCTTTAGATTTCATCATTCGACCACCCATGGCTTTCATCATTTTAGCTCCACCTTTGGCGTAACCTTTTGACTTCATCATTTTACCGCCTCTGGCTTTCATCATTTTAGCTCCACCTTTGGCGTAACCTTTAGATTTCATTTTCTTTTTCATAGTATCTCCTTATAAGAATTAAATAGTTAACTGTCATCATTTTAATCAATTTTTACAAGGTAGTAAACCATTAGGACATCAAAAAGTTTTCGTGTACGACTCTTAAAATCAATCTTTTTTTGCCTAGTTTTTAAACAGACTTGTGTTCAACAGCAAAAGAGTCAATACTCCAATAACTGATATGGCGAGTGCCGAATAAGCACAAAACATTAAAAATTCTTCTCTTTCTTTTTTCTTTTTTGCAATCGCTGCTATTCTTTTTTTCTTAATATCTGTTCGTATTGCTACAAACTCACTCCATGCGTTAGGAGCACCATACAACATAAACATTTCTCTGAGTTGATTTTCCATGTCATGGACTTGTTTTAATTTGAAGTATGTATCAAGAGCTTCTTCATTTGAAGAAGTAAACCATTTTGATTTTTCTTTTTTATGCTCCTCCTCCACAATACTCATTTGTTTGACAAACTTAACTATTTGTCCAGATAAACTGTGAAGTTCTTTACCTATCGAAACACCTTGTTTAATTGCTCCAAAGGCAGCCGTTGCTATTGTTAATGGATCCATAATAGTTTTATATTATCCTATAATGATCGTAATTACTACTCTCTACGAAACCACCAAAGGCTTTTTGTTCTATTTTTTTAATTGGTTTTTCAGTTTTGACTTCTACTGAAACTGAACCATCATCAGTTAGATTTCTGTTTCTGAACCCTGAGTTGATTTCTTCGTTGAGTTCAAATCCATATTCATCTCGGAATTTTGCATCGACATCATCGATTCTTGGTTGTAGTTCTTCGATGATATCGTATACTTTCCTGTATAAATCGGACTGTCCTTCTTTGCGTAACCTTTGTAAATAACCTTGCCCATTTTTATCTTTCTTCCAATTGTTTTCTAAATAGCCATTTTGACTACTAAAATATTCTACTTTAACATCGGTTGATTTGTCAAGTTTTTTTGCAAAGTTTTCAGTAGCTTGATTTATTAACCCTTGAAACTCTTTGTTATCAAACTCATCATTAAAATTTATAATTCTTACACCTTCAGGAGTGCTGATTGGATTATACTCTTTGTTGCCTGTGATTTTTGATATTTCCTTTGCGTAATTATCTATTTCTTCAATTGAAAAAGGTCTACCAATATTTAATTCAATACCATTAGAGTCTTTTTTTGTAGCACTATAAAAAGGTCTGTGCCAACCAACTGATTCTTGTTTCATTAAAATACCTCTTGCAACTGCGTAAGCCTCAATTAAATCTTCTTGTGATTTTTCAATTTTATTTATTTTACCTGTTTTATATCCTTTGACTGCAACCATCTCAGTTTGTGTGCCTGGATTAACAATACCTTGATAGTAACCTGGTGCTTCAAAATCACCAGGTGACACCAAACCTAATTTTTGTGCAATTATATCTCTCCCATTATCATCAAGAAAAACTTTTGACAAATCTGTATGATAAGCTGCTTTTATATTGGGAGTAGATTGCTCTAGTCCTTTAAGGTGGTTTGTTGTGTTATGGGGTATTGATTCCCAAGATATTTGTCCTAAATTATTTTTTAAAGCGTCTGCGTAATCAAATCCAGCTTTTTGTAATTCTGCTTCTGTAGGTGTGTAGTCAAAAGATTCTTTAAACCAAAGTTTCATATGCTCAGGTTTATTTTTGTAAACTACTTCTTGTTTACCTTTTGCATCAGTTTTATATTCAATGAAACCTTTTTTTAAAGATTTTTTCATTGTTCTTTTTTTTACTAAAGGGTTTTCCTGTCTCGCTTTTGCATTAACCCACACTGCAGCCTGAGTTTGATGAGGTTTCCACCCTAATTCATCAGAAATTTTTTGAATTTCATTTGTTATAAATTTATATTGTTGAGGTGCAGGTCCTCCATCTTTGTCAAAACCAAAAGCTCTTACCATCCAAATATCTCCTGTAACAGGTCCTGCTCTTTCAGGGTCAATGTGAATCATTAGATTATTATAAAAATCATCTGTTTTTCTACCTTCCCATTTTTTTCCATCAAATAAATCTTGCAGTTTTTTTGACATCGCTTGTGGAAATCTACCAGTTTTAATAGGCTGTCCTGCTTTATGTTGTGCGTAAGCTTGTAAAGCGTAATCAAAATTTGTTTTTACAGGTGTTTGAGGTGATGTTATTGCAATTGCCTGAACAATTTTATCTGCTTCAGCTACATCTCCTCCCACTGCATCAAGAATTTCTTTACCACTACTCTCATACCAATAACGACCTTTTGCTCCCTCAATTGCTAAACCTTTTATCTTTCTTCTTAAAGATGCAAGTTTTTGTGGTGAGTTAACACCTTGAGGTGCTCCAATATATTGACCTGTTGTTCCTATCCTTGTTCTCTCTTTTACTTTTCTTGCACCTTGTTCCGTGGGCAGTGAAGCTATGCCTTTTTCTTTTTCATATCTAGCTTGTTCTTTAGCTTGCATTTTCTTACCTGCAAAATTAAATTCATCATACAACTTTTGGTGTTGTACTAAGTCTGCCTCAGTTAAGGGGTTTTCATCAATTAGTTTTTGAGGATTTAACGGACCATCAGCTCTATATCCTGTTGTTAAGTATTTTATATCAACGGCTATTGTTGGTCTGCCACTATCAATTGCTTCTTGAATACGATGATTACCCTCTAACACAAAAGGCTCACCTTTATGATTTACAACAATTTGTGGATTGGTATATGGTTTGTATCCTTCTTTAGCGATACTATCTTTTAAATTTTTTAATTTTTTAGAATCTTTACCTGTTGGTGTTTTAAGCCTTTTTTCTTCTCCTTGATATCCTTTTATTCCTCTTAACTCTTGTGGTTTTAAGACTACATTTGTTGTAAACATAGTAATACCATCAAATGATCCAACATTAAATTTATTAGCACTTACACTTTTTTTTGGAAACCCTTTTGCATCAGTTAAAGATTTATGCTTTGCTCTTTCCTCTTGCATAATTTTATCTGCTTCTGTTTCTTCTAATTTATAATCAGAATATCTAACATCGTTCATTTCCCTGCCTCTAACAACATAATCGCCTTTCATATCACTTAAACCAACTGTGGCTGATAGTCCTCTTTGTTTTTGTTTGTTTATTTTATCTCCAATTTCTTGTAAATTTATTTCTTTAGGCATAAATTTTTGAACAAATTTTTTTCCAACACCTGAAACTGTTTTCGCACCCACTGCAACAGGTAATGCTAATGGTGCAAATGGAGCAGCAGCGAAAGCGACATCACCCGCTCCACCTAAACCTTGCAAAGCACCAAATATACCTTGAATCGCTGCTTGTTTGTAATTACCTTCTTGATAAGAGCGTTTTGCTTGTTGTAGATTAACCAACATACTCGGTTCATAACCACCTTCGACATCAGGAAATACACCTATAACATCACCAACTCCTGTGCCAGGTAATGCTCCTAATGTTAGCTGAGTTGCAAATTTTCCAATACCACCTGTTCCGCCTTCACCGCCTTTAAGACCTGCTCTTCGTTCTCGTCTTTTTTGAATAGGTGTTTTATTGTTGAGAAGTTCTTCTTTGCTCTGTTGTCTAAGCTGTTGTTCTTTTGTAGAACCACCCATAAATGACGCAATACCTTGAACCATAATTAACCACCATAGAGAACACTAGCGACTAGAGTTGCTATAATTGTTAGCAAACCTCCTAATAACCAAAACATAAGTCTGTCTATCTTACCATCGATTTTATCAATATCCTGATGCATGTGATGCAGATGATTGTCTTTAATATTGGTGACTTCTTTCTTAACTCCCTCTACATGTCCGTACAAAGAAATAATATGTTCTTTCGTTGTTTTAGGATTAGCTTTAGACATTAGGTTTTCCTTGAGCTATAAGTTGTCCCATGGAGTCTTGAGGAAACAGTGCTCCAAATTGTTGTGCCTGTTGTAAGTTTGCAAGACCACCCTGCGGAGGCATAGGTGCTTGAGCCGTGGGCATTGGTGCAGGAGGCATAGGAGTCATTCCCATGTCTTTTGCTCCTTGAGCCATGGCTTGTTGTGCATTCTCACTTTGTAACAGTATGTTAACATCAGGAGTAGTTGGTGCATCAGCTATGGGCATAGGTTGGCTTTGTCGTTTTTTTAGATTATCAACACTTGCAGAGGCTATAGATGGTCTTAGATCAGTATCAATAGAAAGCTCTTCTAGTCGCTCACCACCTATTTTTTCTTCTTTTATTTTTTCTCTTAAAAAAGTCGCTGTGCTGTTACTTATCCAAGGATTTACTTCAATGTTTAGTAAAAAACCATTCACGGCATCCATTGCTTCTTTTTTATAGAGTTCCTCTTGACCTTCTTTAAATGCACTTTCAAGTAAAGGAGTTGCCCTTCCGATTTTACCAACTACTGATAGTGCTGGTTTGGTTAGATTCATAAGTAAGCCACCCTCTGTTAAATCTGCTAACATAGTTGTTAACATATAACTTGTTCCAGAAGGATTTATTTTTTGTTCAGCTGCAATTGTTGGTATTACTTTATCTCTAAATACTTTTATTGCTTCTAATTCATCTTTAGTAAAAAGTCTTTCAACTAATTCTTTGCCCTCATTAAAAACAGCATTGTAATTTTTAACTATACTTGTTCTATTTACTACATTATTCTTTAATGGGTCTTTTCCCATAAAAGCTTTTGCTAAAATACCATCTTTTAGTCCATTCATAATCTGATCTCTAGCATTCGCAGGTAATACTGCTTCAAGTTTATTTAAAACTTGAACCATTTCAGATGGATTATTTAGTTTATTATGACCAAACAACACATTTGCAACTTGTTGTGGACTTAAATTTTCTGTTGTAATTTTTTGTAATATGCTATTAACTTTTCTTTTAGCTAAATCTTTAGTCTTGGCTTGACCTGTCAAACCAATGTAATCTTTATAAAGTGAAGTGGCTTTTTGTAAATCGTTTATTACTTGTGTATCACCTATTAAAAAAGCATTATCTAAGTTATTAAACACCTCTTCATCCACAGCAGATTTTATTTTACCTATGTCAACCGCTTCACCCTTTTCAGCATTTCTTAAAAGTTTATTTATACTCTTTTGGATGTTATGAATTTCTTGTAAATTTTTTGCTTTTGGTAAGTCATTTTTAATTACATTTATTGCAGTGTTTAATTTAGGCATCTGTTTTAAAACTTCAGGTGTCAAAGAAGAAATTTCAGCCGAATCAATTATTTTAGTAACTACATCATCTACACTTTGTTCATTTACCAATACCGATGGTTGACCTGTAGCATCTTTTGAATTAGTAACCTTTTTGTATAAGTTACTAGCTTGTTTTTTTAAAGATTTTGCTTCCGTCTGAGCAACCTCTGAGATACCTTTTGCTACATCAAGTTCAGGTGTGGGTGATTGTAAAATTCCTTTTCCTGTACCAAATTTCTCCGCTAAACCATCAGCAACATCTCTAATTATATTTAATTGTTTTTCATCAAAATTTTCAATGACTTCATTTGCTTTTTTACCTGCAACACTAGAGAAACGATAAAGTTCTTCTCGTCCTTTTTGTATGATGTCATCATCTCTTTGCCCTTTTGTTAAAGGTATCTCTTCTTTTGCAACTCTTTCACCGACAACATCTGCTTCTTTTAATATTGTCCTACCTTGTACTTTTTCAATACCTGGACGATATCTTGGAAAAACAAACTTTGCTGCATCTAAACCTTTTTGTGTTCCTGCTTTGATTCCTCTACCTAATAAAGAAAAAGTGGGTGGTAAAAGAACATCTACGGCTGTAGATATAGCACCAACTTTTCCAGCTTGCTCTAAAGATTCTCCTAATGTTTTATCTTGGGCTGCTTGTGTTTCAGGAGCAAGCATAGTATCAATGCCCTCAGCAGCAATTTCAGTTGCACCATACAAACCTAAACCAACAGGTATTTTTGAAAGTGTTTTTAAAGCACCTACCGCCTTAGTAGCAGGCATAAATTTTGTTAACTCAGAAACAAAATTACCAAAGTCTGTTACTGATAAACCTTTTTTATTCACATAATAGGGTTGATCTTCATACACAACGATAGGGTTGTTAAATTTATCAACAAACACACCACCATATTTTTCATTACCTTTGTTTAACCTATCTATGACTTCAGCTTTTCCAAAATCACTTCTTGTAAAAAAAACTTGCAAATTTCCAGGCAAATCTTTCATTCTCTCAAGAAATGTTTGATTTGTGTCAATGTCAGTTATTTCAGGGTAATCAGGAAATTCTATTCCTGATTCAATTATTCTTGGGTCTTTTTTTTTACTTTTTAAATCTAACATTTTTAATCCTCAAATAAAAATCCACCTTGACCATCAGTTACAACAAATGTGCCTAATGGGTCATTATTACTACTAAGTACAGGTTTACCATTTTTATCTTTATTTAAAATTACTGTACCTCTTGGCAAGCTTGCAAACCAACTTTGTAATGCACTTGCATCTTCAGGATCGCCCTCATACTTTGCAAAAAGACCTTTATCTCTTTTATCTACTTCTTTTTTTATATCTTCTTGTGTAATATTTTCATTTTTCGCTATGAGGTCTAGTCTTAAGATGCTATTATTAATTGCATTCTCTTTCATTGTTTTTAGCATATATAAATTTACATAGTTAGCCATACTAGTATTTTTTATGTTAAGAGCGGCATTTCTATAAGAATCAAATTCCATATCTGATGTTGCACCAGCACCTGCTTTTCTCATTAATGGAGCTATAGCATCTGAAGATTGTTTTAACAATTCCAAATTAGTTACATCTTTTCTCATATCTTTGGATACACCAAGTATATCTAAGAAAGTCCTTCTAAAAGGCAATAAAGCGGCATTGACAACACCTGTATCTGTGTCTGGTAATATTTGTAAAATTGTATTTATGCGAGGACCTAATTCATCATAAGAAGTTTGTGCCTCTTGTAAAAAATCTGAAAGTTTTTGTACATATTTATTTCTTGCAACAGTACTAGGATTTTTCATTTCTTTTACAGGGTCTAATATAATTCTAGATAGAGCTGATCCTGCTCTGTCTGCTTCTGTACCTGCAAGTCTCTGAGCCACACCTCCCTCATAAACAATCTGCCCTGCTTTTTCTGGATTAACTATTTGTTCTGCAATTCTTTCAAAACCAAGTGTTTGTTCATCAGCACCATTTTCTTTTAAAAAAGTTTTAGCTGATTCTAAATCAGGTTGGTATCTTACAAGGCTTAGGTTTGTATCTTTTTTCCCAACAGGTTGCTTTGATGCAAAACTTGGAATAATATTTATTAATTGATTGCCCTCATATCTTTCTTTTAAAACTACTGCCCTATTATTTTTCATTACAGGTGAACCTACTAGTCCTGCATCAGTAGTAGAAACTAAACTCTGAATTTTTGGATTATTAGGAAAAGTTGCTTCAGCCTCATCAGGTGTCATATATATTGCTGATCTAGATAGTTCTTTTATACCTGCTTTTGATGGTTTAGGAACAATACTTAAAGCAGTTGGATCAACTTGTGAAATTAAATTTATTTCTTTATCAGTTAGCATAGCAACATCATCTAAAGAATACAATTTATTATTTAAATTAAAAGGTTTTGTAAACTTTACCTGTTTTCGAGTAGGCACTTTTGTTTCTAAGCCTTTCGCTTCAAGCTGTTTAATAGCCATAATCTGTTGAGGAACTCTTGCTAAACCTCTGCCTGCTGCTTGTAAAAAACTTTGAAAATTACTCGCTCCCATCGGTGTTCGTGCATTTAATAATTCAGCAGCCATTGGCAATAAAAACATAGACAACTTTTCTTGGTTTGTTAAAACAGGTTGTGTTTGCGTACTAACAGTTGTTGTTACACTTGGTGGTTGAGAGACTGGCTCAACTTTTTCAATATCTTCTTTAGTTAATTCGTTTGCCGCTTTCACCTCTGGTGGAGTATCCACCTTTATTGTTTCTTCCTCTAAGGTAGGTGCTCCTTGATTAGATGTTTTAGCAAAAATTTGTCTGTTTAAAACAGGATCGTCTGAATTTAAATTATTTATACCACCTTCTGTTCTAGCCATTATTGTGTTCCTTTTCCACCCATATTACCTAACAGATTATAAGCTGCATACGCACCAATACCTGCTCCGACAGCTTGAGCAAACGGATTAGCACCTGGTGAAGTCGTTTGTGTTACCTGACTTGCTGCCGTTGGTAGTTGAGTCATTATACCTTTTTGAAACTCTATTCTTTGATAAGGTTCGTAAGCTCTTGCCAGTTCAGTCGCTCTTTGTGCTTCTAATGCTTTTTGTGCAATATCTCTCTGAATCTGACCTGCCTGTAGAGCTTGTTGAACATCAGCCTGTTGCATTTGCTGTTCTCTTTGAGCCTGAGCAGCTAACTGTGAACCCACATTTAAAGCTGTTTGTGTTTGAAATTGTTGTTGTTGCTGAGCTGCCTGTAGAGCTGTACCAAATCCTGCAGCTTGTGCTTGACCAATTTGTGCTAAACGAGCTCGTTCCTGTTCGCCTCTTTCTACTCCTTCTCTACCACCGCCAAACGCACCTGCACCTACAGCTTGTGCTGATAATTCGTTTCTTCTCATATCGGCTTGTCTATTTATTTCATCAATTACAAATCGTTGATAAGGATTCATAAAGGCTTCTATAT